AAAAGGGGACGAGTCATCCAACTCTAACGATTTATCGATCGCTACGGTATGTAACCACTCTATTATTTGCGGAGTTGGTGTACGCTGTTTTATGTAAGGAGATTCTCATTTGTTTCTGGGTTGGGTCCCAGTGACGGACCGTATTTTTCTTTCCAAGCCTCAACGCGTTCGTCAAAAGTTACGTTAAGGATAGGGCAAAGAATGTCTGCGCATTCACAGACTTTCTTAAGGTTCTCTTGCCAATACTCATAGCGTTCCCTTCCAAGGGCAAACGCTTCGTGCATGACACTCGCAATTGAAGATCGGGCAACATCTTCGGGCGTTTCAACTTTTGAAGAGAGATTACACATCAAACTCTTAAAGTGACTCGCTTCATCAAGACACCCAATCCTCATTCCAATTTCAGGAATGTAGGCGGAATTTCTTTTAAGGAAATCGGAACCAGGGAGATAGTCGACAGCCTCCGCTGTCTTATCGGGAGGGGTGATCTTCTTACCATACTTAGCCAACCATGCTTGATAACTAGTAAAAGTTATCTTAGGATAGTCGGGATGCACGGTACCGTAGCCATCATCACCATAAGTGGTAACGGCTTGGGCAGACCTGAAATCAAGGGCATCTCTATACATTGCAAAGAAATGCATGCGCATGTAAAAAGAATTAGCTATAGAGTTCATTTGAACTGTCAAATTGATTCCAGAAATCACCATACTGAAAAATTGCAATAGCGTACCATTCCAATCAATCATTGGGTGGACTATTTCGGTTAACATTGCTCGCATAATAGTGAGATCCTCTACAGGATATCCACCTTCCTCAGCAAGATCTATCATGGCTTGCAAAGCCATGGCAGTCACCTGAGAACAACAAGTAATGTCATATTTGGAATAGTCGAAGGCCAGAGTGCGTTCAGTACCGTATTTCTCGGCATATGTCATCAGTTCTTCCCACTGGGGGCTAAAACAGTTGATGCCAACTGAACATTCAGTTTCTCTAGGATGGCAACCGATAAAGCGGATGACAGGTAAGAAATACTGTCTGACAAGGATGGAAAAAGCAATTGGGCAAGATTGAAAAACCCGTACTTTGTCCTTACCAACAGGAGTTGGTTCGTCTTTGAGACAAGCACGCATGATTGGGTATGCGCGCTCACCTTTGGCCCAACAGGCCAGCATTCTGTCCATTTCTTCAACAATAGATGGATCAGGAATGCGATCGATCAAAGTGCCCTTTTCATCAAGGACCTCTTCGAACCAAACGTTCTTTGGACCTAATATGGGAAAGCCCATACTAGTGCTCATGTCGAGCGGGTCGATAAAACGCTTGCCCCTAACACCAATAATGCTCTCAGTCAAGGTTAATTTCCTGAAAACTTCACTAGGCCCAGCAACATGTTTCTTTACGAGGATAAGAAGTGGTCGTAACCAATCTTCTTTTGCTCGTTGCAGAAGCTTAGGCGGATAACTCATCTCAGGTTTTGATGCATGATCAAGAGTCGTGTTGTATGGTGTCCAGTTGGGAATCATTTGTGGGGGCCCAAAATCGACATCGGGTTTAAAGATCTCCTTAATAAAAGGTTTAAGAGGACTATCAATCACTCTCGATTTGGTTTGAGCACGGACATGTGTGCTACCATAGATCTCGAAACCAGCTGTTTCATCGAAGGTACCTGGATAGGCCTTCTCGTGGGCTTTGGGAGAACGAAGCACTTCCATACCATATTGCGTGGTTGGAAGGTCTCCTCCGCTAACTCCGATTGGGAATTGCTTCCGAAGGTAGTCAACGGCTGTATCGCACTGTGCACGCGTAAGTGTGCCAGCAACACAGTCCCATTTTCCGGTAGGAATACCGAGTTTCTTCTCTGCTCGACAACCAAGATGGAAACCAAGCAAAGTTGGTTGTTTTCCTGCTCCTAAAATCATTGAGGAACAAGAGCCTTCATTCGAAACAGGATTGTTTGAACTATAGGAACAACCGGGGAAAGACATTTGACTATGAGAATGTGTACCAAAACTGGCAAGACTTTTCTCAGCTTCAATATCAGAAGTGCTGTTTCTCCACAAAATGCGAATATCAGCAGTACCCGTTGGAAGACTTAAAGGAAGCCATTTCCGAATGTCTTTCATGTCAGGACAATTAGGCACGTAAGCAGCTACAAAATCGGTACCAGGAAAATGGTACACAGTTTCGAATTCTGCTTTAAACATGCGTAGGACTCCGCCAGGTTTGTCGTTTCTTTTCAATTGAATGGATAGAACAGGATAAGGTTCAGTACTCATGTCAGCATTCTTATAAAAATTATGCCTTGGGAAAATAACGATATGCTTATCTATGCAAACAGCCGCAGTATGTGCAACCGTGGAGTCGTGCCTATGGAAATCACCAGCCCACAAGGCTTTGGTGAGGATGGGCTCGACTTGAGATAGAATAGCTGTCTTGGCTTCAGTAGATGTCTCAACTTTGAGACTGGAATGACCAAACATATTGTCAAACCAGGAAGGTTGTGCATCAATGGATTCTTTAGATAAGTGATCTTTCTCCTCGGATTGGGGTTTACGATACTCATTGTAGAGTCTGAGCAAAGAAACACCAGCACCAATACCGAATATAAGACTTGAAACTCCGTATCGAGAATCACGGAACATAGTCACTGCGGTTGGCAAAGCATCTCTCCTTTCACTGAGTTCGTACCACATGGCTTTCACAAGACACTTCCTATAAACATAGTACGCGGCACTGGACAACATGTGAACAAACACTGTCGCCACTAAAATAGTGGGAGCGAGACAAAGGAAGAAAAGGTGAATAAACCATAAAACACGGAAAAACCAGGTAACATACCAACGGGCGTCTCTTCGGACACGTTGATGGTACATATAGTTGATTTGATTTTGAATCCAAGGATTACGAACGATAGATTGGGGAAGAATCGACAACAGAATGGGCGTCATTGAATCAGCAATCATATCTTGGGTCTCTGAAACAAGTTGTTTCGTAGCCATACTTTTAATCAGTGGGAGTTCCAAACCCCCAAAACGAAAGAAGCTGGAAAAATATCCAGCAATGGCTTCGGTTGCAATCTTTTTAGCATACTTATCAACTTCAAAAGAACAAGGTTTGTGGGACTCCTTGGAATCATCCTTCTTTAAGGCGCATAAACACATAAGAGGTGTCTTCTTACACTTTTCACAGAAATCGATCAATGGAGTATCGCACTTGCAGAATCCAGGCAGGAGACCACATGCACAAAGATTGAGACCAACTAAGGAATTGTTATATTGTAGGTTGCGTGTCTCTGCTTTCATATGTGAGGCAGCAGCAACGGAAATAACTTCCAAAAATTCAGAGAGACGAAGTTCTTCGCAGTTAACGGGACAACCATTCTGCAATCTCCCTTCGTGGGGAAACCAATCCCATCCAGTAGTACCGTTGGGGTTAGTGTAAGTGTGGCACTCTTCAATCGTGAAAGTCCAGACATCGTCTGGTGGAGAGTGCAAGTCCCGGCTGAGGAGTTCTGGATGCTTATTATTCAGCATCACAGAATCAGCTTTCCTGTATTTAGGATTCACAACCATTGTGACGTGGAGAAAACAACGAAGAATAGACTCGGGACAATTGGAATACAAAGGAGCATCCAAATTCTTCTTATTGGTTGTGGCCCAACAGTAGTAGGGTCGAGGTTTAACACGACCTTTCTGGGTGACATCGGACATTTCAGCGCTAGCTTCAGTAGTATTGATGTACTTTTTGATTGGAATTGTCGGGTTGATGGTTGTAGTACCGAACTTAGGATTAGCCACATCATCAAAACCAATTACTTGGGTATCAGATTGTGCAGCGTCTTCAAATTTCTGTTTCATATCAAGTTGAATACAGTGTCGGGGATTGTACTCAAAGCCCATAGCATGGGAGACAGTTTTGGTCAACAAAGTTGTCAATGTTGATTTTCCAATCGACGAATCACCAAATAAGCTTGTGGCAAAAGGGGTAATTCGAAGTGTTGCAGATTTTTCAAGAAGGATGAGTCTCTCATCAATTTGACATAAAGCAACAAGTTTTTGGTGAAGATCATGGCCAAGCCAACCATCATAAGAGATGTTTTTCATTCGCTTAGCTTGAGAAATCAATTCTCGAACTTTGGCCTGATAGGCCGGTAGATCCTCACCAAGATTCCCGTTAGCAACAAGAGTTTTCTTGGTGATAACTTCAGTATAATCAGTTTCGAATTTCTGAATAGTTTGATCCTCGAATAGAAGGGGATCAAGGGATTTTTCTTTAATGCACCTGTAGCCTGTTGTCCAGAAATAGTCGATAGTCTTGACAATGGCATCTAGGAAGTCAGCACAATCGTGTATGCTGCACCAAGGGTGCACCTTGAGTAGTTGAAGAGTTCCAATCTCCCACTTGTATCCTTTAAAATCAGACACGATCATGGAAGCAAAGCCGGAGATCACAAGATTTATATTTTTCAAATTGCGATTGTTCTTCAAAATGGTTAGCTTTTGAGCAAATCCAGTGAGAAAAAAGGGTTTAGGCCCTTCATCAGTTTCACTAGAAGTGGGTTCGTGCGGTTCTGTCTCTATTGGTTCGCTACAGTCATCATCAGTAAAGAGAGAGGACAAATCAATCAACATTTCTGTGATCGATCTTTCGCGAATATTCATCTTTAAGCAAGCAATGCAAGCTGCAAGAATATCAGAAAAATTCTGGGCACGGTAGATCTGATAGGAAAAAATACCGAAAGATTCGATAAGATTAATCCATGGCAACGCTTCTTTCTTCTCATCACCAGAAAATTTGGCGATTTCTTGGAGAAGACGATCATCAAGACCAGGACTCTCGAGAGAGCATGGTTTGCGTTGTCGTTGTTTGTAGCCCTTTTTGTTATGGCGTCGTTGAATGCCATCAAGTGGGTTATACTTGGAACCAACTTTCTTTGTGAAAGTGATAGAATTGTATTCTTTCAAATCTTCGTAGATCATTGGTTGTAGACGTTTTTGAATCGCTTCACCAAGCATTGTTTTTGCTCTTATATAGTGTTCGATCTGTTGTCTGGTGGGTGTCAGTCTGTGTAGGATCAGGTCTTCATATTGAATAATAATACCGTGAATCCACGCTTCTTTGACGGGGTGGATGCCCTTTACTTTAGGGCCACACTCTTTAGCAATTAGAGTGGTAGAACATTGGCCCTCCTCAATTGGAGGAGGGGTGGCAACGTGTGAATCTTGTGACATGCTGGAAGTTTTATCATCCCAGGACATGTCTCAAGAAACTCACGTGCGGGGCACGAGAAGTTTCAAGAGAAACATCTATGCATTGGGTGTAGAGAAGAGTCGTAAAGACCTCAACTTAACCGAACCATACATCTAAATACGACGTGCTATGCGTAAAAGACAAAATTCACATGGTAACAAGAAGCTCACCGCTAAATAATTCTGACATCTCCAAAAATAGGAAAATGTCTCTAGAAAAATCATGGGAATTACCCATTAAGATAACGGATATGCAAAAAGCCCACGCCACTGCGGAGGGTTGGGTCCTACCCGAAGGCGTCCCCCAAGGGGGGCCGGACTTGTGATCCGACCATAGTATTGAGGTACTGCAAGCAGCATCCTTATAATATTTAAAATTGGAATCCTGGGTATTCCGGTTACATCAGGAAAGGGTTTGCATCTGTGCCTTAAGACGATCAATGCAGAATCGTCAAATTGAATAATATGTAGATAGTCAGTCTACGGAAACAATTGGCAAAAACGCTCAATTCAAATGAATGAAAAGAGCAAGAACTTCTCCGGAAGTTCTAAGACTGGTAAGAGTATACCAGAATGACTTGTAGTTTTGTTGCTCCGGAAATGGAGTTAGCAAAAGCACAAGTTGTTGAATGTAGTCATCATAAGTCGTAAGACCTAGGACGACACGAGGAATCTCATGGATGTCAAAAGACAATCATAGAGCACTCGCTCATCTAACACTTTGACTGGCTGCGGGAAGGACCCGCAGCCAG